ACTATCTAACACATCTTCAAATTTAGTAGTTACTTCATCAATTAATTGATCAGTTTCACCTTCTTTGATGTAATCAGATATATTATCACTTGCATAATATCTTTTTTTATCTTCATCTAATCTTCTTTTTATTTCTTCACTAATACTCATTCCATATCACTCCTTCTAACTATAGAACCATTAGCACCATGTTCTTTTACTTCTACTTCTTCTACCCAACATCTACCCATAGTTTTATGTTTAATATTTGCATCTGCAAACTTAAATGCGTGTTCTGCAAACTTTTCACAACCAACACCATCCATTATTTCTATTTGTATAAGTCCAGCATCTTCTAGTACATGAAAATGATGTAAGTTAGGATCATTCTCATCTAACACAGTTTTATGATCAAAAGTTTTTTCTAACCATTCTTTCAAAGTCTTTAGACCACCAAAGTCTACAACCCAATTCTTTTCGTCTAACTCATTACATCCAAATGTAAATTTAAATGACAATGCATAACCATGAATATACTTACAATGACTATCTGCAAATGGTTGTCTAAATGCACAACTTAGTCCTCTTTCATGACCATATGTTTTTGTACTATAATATTTCATAACTCACTCCTTATGTTCCTATAGCATTACCAAATAGATAACAATGTAATCTACCTGAAACATTGTATCCTCGCTTAAAAGCTATCTCAGCTACCTTTCCAGCATCTAATTCTTGTTCTTCCACTGTAGCACCTACAGGCATGATGTACACAGGCCACTTTACTCCATTATTTCTAAACTGACTTATTACATCATCTAACTCTTCCCATTGTTCCTTCTTATAACCCATAACAAACTTTAACTGACCATTAGGTTTATCTTCATCTCTATTTTTTCTTTTCTGCATACATAAATCATCATATTCTTTAACAAGATGAGGCTTTATTGCTTTTTCAGGTTTCTCTCCAGCTACTGTCCATAACTTAGGAGAACAAGAAAAAAACAAATGTGTATTAACAATACCATCATTTGATACATCTCTAAAAAATGATTCTTTCAACTTTTGTGTACCATTAGTTTCCCAAGTAATAGATGCAGGTCTGTTCATATCAGTTTTAAAACAATCATATATTTCAACAAAAGCATCTTGTGCATGAGGCATCAAAGGTTCACCTCCTGTAAAACACATATGTGCTACTTGGTTTGATATTGGATGCTTAAACAATCCTTTTGGATTATATTCATTAGTTGCTGTCTCTTTTATTTTATTAACAATATCTCTTGCTGTCATTTTAGCCATAAGATGTTTATACTTTTTTGACCATGTATAAGAACTATCACAACCTTTATCCCAAACTGGTAAATCTTCAACTCTCTTTACACTATCAACATCAAAGTCTTTATATGGTAATTCCCATGTTTCTGGTTTAGTTGGAAACATCTGTCCAAACCCATCACATTGTAAATTACATAAAAAGAACCTTAACCACAAAGTCCATTGACCTGTGTACATTCCTTCTCCTTGTATAGAATCAAAGATCTCACTATACATATATTGTCTTGCTGGTTTATCACTCATACTATTTCCTCTACTATTCCTAACAATTCAGCTAACACTAAAAGTATTCCTGCAACTAACAAATTACCAAATACTAAAAATGTTCCAGCAGCTATTCTGATAATACTTTTTATCAGACTAACATAAAAATGTCCTTTACCAGGATCTACTAAATTAATTTTCAAGACTTACCTCATATGTTGGTGCACCAGTAAACCATTCTGGTATGTTACCTAATTTCCATTTAGCAAATACAAACTTTTCCATATTGTAATACAATCTATAAGATTGTATAGGACAATCTAAATGCCATCTTTTATCTGTTATAGCAATTGTAAATGGAGTTTGTTCTTGTATTTCAAAATTTAATTGATCTAAATATAAATCATATTTCTCAGTGTCATCATATCTTATATGAACTCTATTATATCTTTTCCAATATTCTTTATTCAATGCTTCTAAATGTTTTAACAACCAGATATAATTACCTTTAGCTTTTCTAACCCATAAAGTTGATGGATGTTTAATATGAGCTGGAGGATAATTAACACAACCTAATCTTTGACTAGGTTTATTAGGATCTTTCCAATCATATACATAATCTTTCCAATTGCAATCTAATGTAGCTGACAACAATTGACAAGTTTCTATGATCATCTTGACAACATGTTTGTCGCACATATACTCAGCAGATTTATATGGATCTTTATCTAAACAAAATACGTTCACGTTCACTCCTTATCATTGACCTGAGCCAATTATTACCAATGTGTTGAACAAATGAATTATGTGAATTCTTTTTCATCCAATCATAGATAACATCAACTCTACTCTCTACATTATTATAGTCAATTCTAAGGATATTTTTGAACTTAGTAGTTCTATCAATTTCGTCGCATAGTCGCATAATCTGATCCTTTTGTATTTTTGTTAACAGGAACTAAGTTAGACTTGTGCATAGTTGCAATGCCTGTAATAAAACTTCCTGTATATTGATTGTTAGTTTTCTTACCTTCTACACGACCAAGATAGTCACTAGTAGGTAATGACTTACCTCTAGGTAAGAATGCTTCTTGACGCTTAACTCTAAAAATCTTACCTTTGCGTTGTGATGGATGTGCACCCATCTTGATAAGCCAAGCATCATGCTCTTTCTGAGCTTTGTCCCAACCTGGTTTCTTGTTTTGTTTTCTACGCTTAGTGTTTGTAGTAGTCAAACCTCTCGCTAAATGCATAGTCATAATATACTCCTCAATCTATTATAATTTCATTATATACAAAAACAAACTAAAGTCAACTACCACCTTTTATCCCAAGGTAAATTAAGTTTAAACACAGTTTCTCCATGTGGTATTTCAAATTGATCTAATGAAAATGTTGGTTCAACATTTCTTTGGTATTCTTTTTCAAATTCATGAGTAATAAAATAAAAACAATATTTAGAATGACTAATATTATTTTCTAATATTCTATTACTATCACTAAAAATAGAAAAATGAATGTCATGTGGAGTTGCATAATCACTTATTAAGTAACCTAATTTTTCTGATAAAATAGATGCTGGAATCTTATCTCTTTTATCAGAATAACTTATATTCTTTATACCTTGATGGTTAGACATTATGTGATCACAAATACTATTAAGATGTAAATCTATTTCTTGCCAAGTTAAAGTTTTAGCCTGTGTAATTTTTTTGAGCACGTGCTAATTCCTTTTCCATTTCGTATGCTTCTTCTTCCCAAGGAAGTTCATAATATGGACAAGTATCTGTGTTTATTGCTTGTCCATTAAACAAGTAATTGTTTCTTCCTATACGTTTATATTCTTTTGTTACGTATTGTTTTATATGTACACATTCATGACACAGAACTATTATAAGATCATTTTTATTTTTAAGAACATCTTGGTTTAATGCAATAATAAAATTATCTTTTTCTTCTTCGTGTATATATGCTTTTGCTTCGTCCATATCTTCAGGTAAAGCAATTTGTACATCAATTGAAATTAATCTTCTAACTCTTGGCATAAGAGTTAACAATGCTTGCTCAATGGTTTCTTTTATCAAAAAACCATCTTCTTGTTTTGTAATACCAGTTATTTGTAAATCTATATACATGAATATGTTATAGTAAATTAATCAAACTTTGTCCAGAAATAAAACCACCTAATAGAGATAAACTCCAAATTGAAATAACGTAATATTTAAACATTATCTTTGCCATCCTTTCACATAATCATCTGAAAAATTAAATCTAGAAAAAGATAATCTATCAACAAGTTTAACTGCTTGATTATCTTTACCAATAGCTACAAAACCTTCTGGAGCAGTAGGGATAAAATCTCCATTTCTTTTAAGTACAAAAATTTTACTTGACAACAATGATGATAATTTTTTGATTATCATATTTTTTGCATTGTTAACTTCACCAACAAATGCAAAAGATTTTTCAATGTCATTTTTTATTTTATCAAGTTCTGTCTCTAATTGTTTAAGTGCAGCTTTCTTAGTTTCTTTTGTTTTTTCTGTTTTTAATTTATCAATAACTTTAGTTTGCCAAAATTCTCTCAAATATTTTATATAATCATTATATGAAACGTTAAAGTTATTATTTCTTATTTTTGAGTTTATATAAGTTTTAAGATGAGCACCAATAGCTGAATTTGGAATCATATCCATAACTTTTATAATTTTATCAAACTTACCGTTAGAATGTCTTTTAGCATTGGTAATATGTTTTTTTAATTCATTAGTTTCAGAAGATGTTAATGAAGCTGTACCTGAAACATTCTTAAAGTAAGCATCATCCATCCAAACACTTCTATCTTTTCTTAACTTGTTAATGTTAGCTCCAAATGATGCTCTATAACTTTGTAAATCTTTACCACCTCTATAAGTAGTATGAAAAACAATACCTAAGTCAGCATTTCTAACTTCTTTACCTACTTTGCTTTCAGCATCAAATGCATACACAAGTGTATTAGGATGAATAGTAATATATCTTTTTCCATCTATTGTTTCGTATTTTTGATCACCTTTAGTAAACATTAAATCGCCTTGAAGCAATGTACCTTTAGGAATACCAATACCAGATAAATGTTTAAGTGCATACTTTAATTTTTCTGCTTTACCTCCAGATTCATTATCTTCTATATCTTTAATTGTTTTGTATAATTTAGGTGTTTTGTTAAACACAGCTTTTGTTGCAACAAAAAATTTACCATCAGATGGATCATCTCCACAAAATATAGCAGGAGCTCCATCCCATTTTACAGTAATGTTATTTGCTGACGAAGTATTAGATTCTAAAGTGTTGAGTACATCTTCGAGAGTAGAAATAGCAAATTTAGCACCAACGTTACCTCTTTCAAAAATATCTTCATCTGCATGAGTAAGATGTAAGTTTTGACTGCTATCTGCTGCTTCTATTATTTCTTCAAATGATTTCAATTAACTAACCTATTGTTAACAGTGTCCCAGTTTATAATATTCATATGAGTTTTTATATACTCAACTTTATTTATTCCGTGAGTTGGTATATAAGCATGTTCCCATAAGTCTATAAGGAGAATAATATCTGTAACAATTCTGTTATTAGGTATAATGTTAACATATCCAGCGTGATTCATAAACAACCATCCATTTCCTTGTAACCTAGTTGCCTGATCTATTACTGTAATAACGAACTTATCAAAATTTCCATATCTATTTTCAATAACTTGTAGAACTTTTCCTGTAGGAATATTATTTGTTCTGAATTCTCTAATATTATCAAAATATGTTGAATGTAGAAAAGCTCCTGCTTTGTTGAAAGGAATATCTCCTACACTATTATTAAAATCTTCTATATGTTGTTTGTAAACACCATTAAAGTGAAGATCAAATCCAGTTTCATTTATACATGGATTTAATTCTTGTATATTATACGGAAATACTATTTGTGTTAGATTCATTTTGTAATGCTTTAGCCTCTTTTGTTAATTCTTTAATCTCTGCTTGTAAGTTTTTTATCTCATCTTTCTTAACTTTTATTGTTGCAGATATATCATTAATCTTATCTTCTTCAGAAACTTCTGTAACAGGAGTATCATTTTGTATATCCATATCTGGAAATGCTTCTCTTACTATATCTACATCTAAACTTGTATATAGTTTTTCAAGCTCTCTGTCTTTAGCTAAAATAATCATCTTAGCTTCTTCAACAGCAATAGCTTCTAACATTTCAATAAAAATTCTTTCTCTTTGAAGAGGTTTTACTTGCATTGATTGTTTTGACTCAACAAATGTTGGAAAAACATTTAAATATTGCCAAAGCGATGACCTTGCTGGTCCATCATCTTGTTCATCATTAAAAGGAGGTTGTCCTTCAGGAATTACTGACTTAATAGTTTTGCAATAGTTGAATTTAAGGATATATTTAAGAGGTGTATGTTCGCTATACTTTCTCAAATAATTAATTTTATTTGTTCTTCCTTGAATCTCATCAAATTCTGTTAAGATTTCAAATACTTGCATATCTTTAAGTTTAATCATAATTTCATTCCTTTTCTTACGCTATTCATAATATTTTTTGCTTGCCTTTGTACTTTGAGTGGCAAACCTTTAGTAAACTGAGCAAGATCTTCATCCTTAGCTAATTCTCTCATTTTACTAGCACTCATTCCTTCAACTCCATCTGCATCAGGATCTCTTTGTCCTGCACTAACTATTTTAATATTGTCGAAAGTATAATCTTTTCCATTATATTTTTGTAATAGTGTATCAAATTCTTTCACTCTATCAGAACCCACAACTAGAACAACTTCTTTATATTTTTTTTCTAGTTTTTGCATTACTTTTATTATAGTGTTAGAATTAGATCTTTGTACAATATTTCCAAAAGAATTTTTGGATATTTTAAGTTTTGTATTGTAATCTAATGGATTTTTCTTTGCATCTTGTGAATGTGATAAAAAAATAAGAGGTTGCCCTTTTGTTAAACGAGCAACCTTTCTTACTTTATTAACTAACTTTTCGTGACCTACTGTAGGAGGATTTAGCCTTCCAAATGTAATAACAGCTTTTGACATATTATTACCATCCTACAAT